TATCTTTTTCTGAATCTTGTTTTTATTTTTCTATTTTTATTTTACATTTTTTTAAATGTTTAGTTAAATTATCTTTTCTAGTATATGTTCTAGTATATGTTCTTAAAAAAAATTTAGATCAAATGTAAAAAAAAAATAAAACATTATTTTATAATTAAATTTTATCATATGTATCCCAATTTTTAGTTCCCATTTCACAATTACAACTTTTACAAATAGGTTTTAGATTTTCAAGTTTAGTTTCACCACCATTGTCTTCAGATCTAATGTGACCAGCCTGCCATCCATTTTTAATAGAATTATCTAATATAGTATCACACCACGATATAGGACACTTATGTGTTATTTCAGTTTTAAAATGCTCTTCCCATACTTTTTTACGCAGTGATTGCGGTATTGCATCCTTCTTATTTTTAGTAAATTTATGTATAGGTTTTTTTTCGGTTTTTAACCATTCAAAAAAATTATTATTTTTTAAAGACATTACAATTTTATTTTCAATATTTTTATATTCATCTTTATAAAAAGATTTTTTATTAATCTCAAATTGTGTTGTATAATCAAATAAATTACAAAAATTATCATTTTTCTCTTTAATTAATTTATAATAATCTAATGCTGGTTTTTCCGAATCATTAAAAAAATCAAGTTCATTTAATTTTTCTGTAAATTCTTCTATTGTATATATTTTACCCTTTTCTGATTTTTTTTTTGCAAAATATTCCTTACAATATGTTTTTAATTCCCTATTAAATTCTGTAATTTTTATTTGTTTAAAATCATCAGAATTTATAAACCACTGATTTTTATAAGAATCTTTATTTATACTAGTAAATAATTCTCTCATTCCTTGTTCCGTAGTAAAAGAATACCAGCAAAATTGTAATTCATCTTCCATTTCACCAATATGTCTTACCATTTCCATACGGTGTTGTCCGTCCAAAATATAGTAAGTACTGTTTAATATACCAATCACTATTTTATTTTTATATCTCAAAAAATTAGGATTTTTATTAAATTCACCAACTAATGATTCTACTGTATCATTATTTAATGAACCTTGATAATCTGGCTTTTTAATCTTTTGTATCGTTGGATGATTTATTATATGTTTAAAAGACACCGATGTTTCAAAATAATTTCCGTTTTCATATAATTTTTTTCCGGGATATATATTTCGTGGCATTTATAAATTAATATAAATTACCAATGTTATTTATATATATAAAAATATTTATAAATCTATTATTTATTATAATAAATAATATGAGTGAAGAAAATATTAATACATATATTGTATATTTACTTGTAAATACAAATAGTAATAATAACCATACATATTTAGGTATAACTAATAATTCAAGGCGGCGGTTAAGGCAACATAATGGAATAATAAAAGGTGGTGCAAAATATACACATGCATTTAAGGGTGACGGAGAATGGGTATATTATTTAAAAATAAAAAATTTAACTAAAAGTGAATCATTGTCAATTGAACGGACGGCGAAAAATAAACGGAAATGGGCAGTTGGTACTAAACCAATTGATAAAAGGTTGAATGTATTATTACCTATATTAGATAAATACCCACATTCAATATGCGAATATTTCACTAATCCCATAATAATTTAATAGTTTTAATTAATACTAGTCTATAACACTCACTAGTTACATTACCACTATAAGTTTTCAAATTACTATCAGATAACATCATTAAAAATATCAATTGTTCTGTTAAAGGATTTTTATATATAATATCACCTTCATAAAATGAATCATAATTTGAATCATATAATTCAAGTTTATCCATAAAAATTTTTTTTTTTTCTAAAGTATTTAATTCGGAAGAATATTTGTAAGTAAGGGAAATATTATAACATTTATTTTTTTCTACAAAACTAAAAGTTACCTCAACATAATCATTTATACTTTCAATTGTTCTTAACTTAAATGTATTCATCTAGATTAATATAAAATAATATAAATATCAATTTTAAATAAAAAATTAAATTGATTTTATTTAAAAATAATATAAAAGTTCTATTGGAATGAATAATATTTATTCTATTCTATCACCATTTGAATGGATAATAAATGTTAATGATAAATTCATAAGAAAAATTCATAGTGGTAATTACGTTATTTGTGAAATACCTGAAAAAATAAATATACCAAAAAATATTAAATCATTATATTTATATACTGGAAATATTGAGTGGTTAAAATTAACGGACTTTACACAATATAGTATTGAATATAGAAATAAAATTTATAATGTATGGTTTTGTGAACAGGTGTCATTTAAATATATTCTAAAAAATACGGATTTAAAAAAAAATGTATCAGAAGAAAATATTAAAGACTTAGAGTATACAAATACAAGTATTAAAAAATGTAATTTTATAAATGCACGTTGTATTAAATCAATGAAAAAATTAGATGATATTCATAGAAATTATATATCAAAACATATTTTTAAGAAAAATGAAATTGTAGCTATTAAATCTGTTGCTGGTTCTGGAAAAACTACTACATTATTAAATTTAGCAAAACAACATAAAGATAAAAAAATCCTATATTTAGCATTTAATAAGAGTTTAATTGAAGAAATCCGAATTAAATTAAGAAAACAAAATATTACAAATCTATACCCAGTAACATTTGATTCATTGATGAGAACGTCATTTATTAAAAATAATGACAAACTAAATTTAATAGATTTGAAACCAGTAAATTTAGGAGATGTTTTAGAATGGTTTATAAAAAAACCATATAGATTAAAAAATCATTATGTATCACATTTTAATAAGTTTTGTAATCAATTGACATATAATAATATTGAGGATTATTGTACGAATGAATTGAAAAAAACAGATAATTTATTAATTAAATTATGGGAAAAAACATTAACACATGATTTTCAAACATTTAATAGTATAAGAAAACATGTTGAAATGAATCATTATTGTAAAAATTATATAGATAATACATATGATTTAATATTTATTGATGAAGCACAAGATTTTGACAATTTAATGTTAAAAGTATTATTAGAAGATACTACTATACCCAAATTATTTGTAGGAGATTCAAATCAGGCAATTTACGAATGGAGAGGGTGTATTAATGCTTTTAATAAATTACCCAAAAATACTCTTTTCATAGAGTTCTATTCAACATTTCGTATAGGTAATCCCGCTTGTGAAACAATTAGACAAAAATTTAATAATTGTTGGATGATTTCAAAGAGTCCTAATGACACTATTCTTGAATATGATAAGAAACCAACAGAAAAATATACCTATTTATTTAGAACTTGGAGAAGTTTATTATTAACTGCTGAAAATACAGAAAATATCTGGATATATAATTACGAAAAACAAAAAAATATTATTCAAAAATTACATGACACGTTACAAAAATATAAACTTTCAGATGACGATAAAAATTCATTTGAAGATGATTTACCTGCGTTCTTACTTAAAATGACCCATACAGAATTGCAAACATTACTAGATAATATTGAAAATAATATTACAACAAAGGAAACCAGTATTTGTAATATGTATACAATTCATAGTTATAAAGGATTAGAAGATGATATTATTAAAATATATAATGATATTGATATTGAAAAAGAACAAAATTTATATTATGTAGCACTTACACGAGGTAAAAAAAATATTATATTAGATACTTCTATCAATGAATCATCTATCGATGAAACATCTATCATAGAATGTATTGATAAATTTACCGAACCTACTATCAAAAACCAAACTATACGATCAAAGTCTAAAAAAATTATGTCTGATATTATTACACTTAATCTATTTAAATCCGGATTAACTATAAACCAAATATCAGAAGAACGTAAATTATCAATGAATACTATATATACTCATTTAATTAAAAATATTACAGACCCATATGTAACATGGGATAAATTTATGTCAAAAAAAATCTATACCGAAATCAATAATGCACTAAAACAAATGGGTACAGAATCAATAAAAAATATTAAAACATATATAAATACGGATATATCATATAACGATATTAAATTAGTTATAATTATATATAACCAAGAGAACCAAGATAAATCTACCATTGAGATTAATAAACCACTCTAAACAATTTCCAAAACAATCATATAATTTTTGATAAAACTTTTCTAAAAAGTTTATTAACTGTTATTAATAATAACTAATTCACTTTCATTATATAAACGCTTCATATAATCTTTCTCTTCTTCATTATATAATTCATTACATCGTTTTATATTTATTTTTTCAGAATTATTACAACTAGAATCTATTTTTTTTTCCACTACAACATCCATTAAATGAACTTGTTGACGATCTATTAGATCTGATATAGTTTCTTCTTTATCTTGTAATTCCCATTTATCATTTTTGAGCACTTTTATATAGGGCTCTTTTTTATTTGTAATTTTTATGTTTTGATTTTCTGGATGTTCATTATTAAAATGAGTATATTTTATTAGTTCCGGTATTGATTTTGCCGGTTTATTTTTTAATAGTCCTATTATATAATCACAAGTAATATATTTTGTATCTTCATCGCCATAATTATTTATATTTATAATATTATTTGTTGTATTATTTGTTGTATTATTACTATTATTTGTATTATGTGTATTATTTGTAATAGTTGTAGTCTTAGTCTCTATTAATAATTTCTCTACAATTTCCTTTAATTCCCTTATTTCTTGCTTATCATTTTCTGTCTCTTTTTTCTTAATTTTACAACGCCCATAATGTCTTTTCAAACTATCTAGTCTAGAAAATGTCTTATAACAATAAGGACATTCGTTTACAATTTCATTTTTTGGTGGTTTTTGGTGGTTTTTGGTGGAGATTTTTGGCGTTTTTGGTGGTTTTTGGTGGTTTTTGGTGTATTTTTTCGATGATTGACTTAGTGGATTTTGGTGTAAATTTGGTGGATTTTGGTGGATTTTGGAGGGAATTTCAAAACCGTGAAAATTTTTGACTTCTCCTATACTAATATCTTCTAGTATAGGTTTGCATATATTTTTGCGATTTAGATGTCTTGTTAAATTTATTTTTTGTCGTGCATCATAACCACACCGATTACATATATATTCTACCATTATATACTATATAATATATAATTAGTTTTAAATACTTACTAATAAATTTATTTTAAGTAATTTTTTAAGTAATTTAAGTAATTTAAGTAATTTTTTGGTGGGAAAGTTTAAGTAATTTTTAAGTAATTTAAGTAATTTTTAAGCAAATTACTTAAGTAATTTTTGGAAGGGGGGGGGGAATTTTTTTTTTAGAAAGTTTTTTGAAATTTTTTTTCTTCAGAAAATCCTTTACAAAAAAAAAAATTAATTAGTAAAAAAGCCGTTTTCCCAGAAAAAAGTTGGGTTAGGTTTTTGATATTAAGAATTTTATTAATATATTATTAATAAATTTATTAGTGACTTACAATTTACTTAAAACATCTATGGATTATCCTTAATTAAATCATTTAATGGTGGAGGTGGCATATTAAGAAAATTTTCGGGCATTTTGATCCAAGCGATTGGTATAGAACTTCTTTTTTCACCACAATTTTTTCCTAGAGGAAGACATTTTTTATTTTGTGTTACTATTAATATATCTCCAGTATCTTTATCAAATACAGGTATATATTCATTCATTCCTAAATCAACATAAATATTATTATCAATAAAAACAAGATTTCCATCCCATGTATCATTTAAAGTGGCAATTTCATTACTTTTTACCATTTTACCATTATTATTATTATAAAAATAAACATCATTATATACAACTCTGTAACCTGTAATATTTTTACAAAATTTATGATTATCACAAATTTTGTTATAAAAATAATTTTTAACATTATTAAAATAATCTTTTATTTTACTATTTTCACCACCAGTTATTTTTTTTGTTTGTAAATATTTTTTTTTATATTTGAGATATTTTTTTTTATAATTAATCATTATATATATATATTAAAAAAGTATTTAAAATAAATATAGTATAAGAAATTATAATGGGAAATATTTTAGGTTCATATTATGCTAAATTAATGTCTCTATTTGAAAAAAAAGCAAATATATTGATGTTAGGTTTGGATTCTGCTGGTAAAACAACAATATTATATAAGTTAAAATTGGATACATTAGTAACAACAATACCAACAATTGGTTTTAATGTTGAAAGTGTTAAGTATAAATCATTGGATATGACAATTTGGGATGTAGGAGGCCAAGAAAAAATTCGCCCTTTATGGCGTCATTATTATCAAAATATTGATGCTGTTATATTTGTAATAGATAGTAATGATGGTGGTCGTATGGATGAAGTATCAAAAGAATTACATAGTTTGATGGCTGAAGATGAATTGCGTGATTGTACAGTATTAGTTTTATGTAATAAACAAGATTTACCACATGCAGAATCGGTGCAAACAATTAGTGATAAAATTAATATGAATTGTGTAAAACAAAAATGGTACGTCCAACCAACATCTGCTTTATATAATGAAGGAATATTTGATGGTTTAGAATGGTTATATAATAATATTGGGGAGAATAAGGTTTAATTACAATCTAAAACAATTTTACCAATAAATTTTTTTTTATCAAATGTTTTTTGTGCCTCTATTAAATTTTCTAATTTAAATATTTTATCTACTTTGGGTTTTATTTTATTTGAAAATACTAGTTTTAATAATTCTTCAAATTGACTACGAGTACATAACATACTTCCATATAAATTTAAATGTTTCAAATAAAAAGTAGGCCAATGAATATTTACACTACGACCACCAATTGCTCCAGAACATACATAATTACCGTTATTTTTTAATAATTCTAATAAATGTTCTGTTAAATCACCTGCAACTACATCAAATACTACATCATATAATTTATTATCATTTTTATCTAAAAGTTCTTTATAAATATTTTTATTTGTTTTATTTGTTCTATCTACACAATCAGTTAATCCTTCATTTATTAATATATCGGATTTATCACTACTACATATACCAATAGTTTTAATATTTTTTAATTTTAATAATTGTATTAATGCTAATCCAACACCTCCCGAGGCTCCTGTAATAATACAAGTATCCGTTGATTTTATTTGTGCTCTATATATCATATAATATGCAGTCATATATGCAGTTGGAATACATGCTAATTCAAAATCATTTAAATCACAAGTATCTGGTATTTCATATATATTTTCTTGTGGAACAATACAATATTCCGCATAACCACCATTAACACCACTACCAACATATGTACAATCGGTAATATTACGTATTTCATTAGGATCATTATTTATAACTGGATAAACAATTACTTTTTTATTTAATAATTTTGAACCCTTAATAACGGTACCAACAATATCCGCCCCTTGAATGAGTGGAAATTTTAGTTCTTCCCAAGCAGCATCATCATCTTTTGAATATAAGCCAATTCTAGTCCAAATATCAGTATTATTAATACTACAAGATAATACTTTAATAAGAACTTCATTTTTATTTATTTCTCTTAATGGAAAATCTATGTATTTAAGAACATCATAATCACCGTGTTTTGTTAAAACCTGGGCTTTCATTATTATAAAATAAAATATAAAAATTTAAGATTTCATACGAATTATTCTATATATTGAATATTATATGTAGTAAGATATTTTTGTTCTGAATTTTTAAATAAAATATAATTATCGATAACATTTT